CAGAGAACTAGCTGGAAACTTTGAGGGCGATGGCGCATTCAGTTTAGGCGGCGCACTTAGAGCAGTTACCGATGCTTTTGGCAATCTATTTTCAACCGTTACAGACGGTGGCCCGGGTGCTGCAAGCATGATGGAACGAATTGCAGCATCATTGGAAACTGTTGCAAATGCAATCAACGCTATTTCAAATGCTTATCAAGCCGCTTTACCAGCATTGCGATTTATTCAAAATCCACTTAACATAAACCTCCCAGAGGCTGGATTTACGCCAAGACCAAAGGCAAGAGCAGCTGGCGGTTCAGTAATGGGTGGTCAGGCATACCGCGTTGGCGAGTTTGGCCCTGAACTATTTGTCCCAAGTGGCTCGGGATCAATTCGTTCCAATGCTGGAAGCGGTCAAAATGTGACCATTAACCTAAATGGCATTGTTGATGCAGAGTCTGCTCGCCGATCGATCGAGAAGCTGCTACAAAACAGCGCAAGGCGTACTGGCCCAATTAACTTGGTCGGGGCTACATTGTGACCGAATACACCCCTTATCCAAAAGTCATTTTTGCTGGGGTCAATGAGTATGCAGACAACACAATTAGCAACATTGCAATAAGCCTTGGCCGCCGTGACATCTACGAGCAAGCCAATCCCGGCATAGCCAATGTGCGTTTGTGGACTGATGCCGATACAGCCCTAAATGTAAACCTGTCGGATAGTGTTGAGATTCAAATCAAAGACTCAACCAATGCCTACCAAACTATTTACTCAGGTTTCATTTCCGACTTAGACATTACTTTAGATGCTTATGGCAGTGAAGGTTCAATAGCCATTTACAACATCACAGCCGTTGGGCCTTTGGCTTTGGTAAACAAACACACCACAGGCGCAATTGGTTACGCCAAAGAGTTTGACGGCACACGGGTCTTGAACATTTTGTCCGATGTATTCTTGCAAGACTGGACAGAATTACCGGGCGATTTAACTTGGTCAGCTGTGAGCAACATCGCTACATGGGCTAACTGGGATGGCTCAAACATAACCTTGGTAGATAACCTAGTGGCTGACATTGATACACCCGGCACATACGAATTAGAGGCCTATTCTGGCGGTTTAACGGGTGCTTTGGCATTGGTTCAATCGGCTGCCCAATCGGGTCGAGGATTCCTTTATGAAGCCCCAGACGGCTCATTGCATTATGACTCATACGGTGCTAGGTCTGCTTATGTCCCATTAACCCTGACATCTGATGATCTATTGGCCGCAGGCTTGCGACAAGCCGCCCAATGGTCAGAAATTGTAAATGATGTTACTGTCACCTATCGCAACGGTGGCGAGGCTTATGCAGCTGATTACACTAGCCAGCAATCCTTTGGGCAACTGGCTGGCACTAGATCAACAACCCTGCATAATTCAGTAGATGCGGAAACACAAGCCACAGCATTCTTAGAGTCCCGGGCATTCCCTAGGACTTACCCAGAGGAATTGACCATTCCAATGCACAGCCCGACGGTTGGTAACGCTACTCGGGATGCTTTAATTTCAATGAAAGTCGGTTCGGCTGTCTACACACAACAACTGCCAGCAGTCTTTGGCACAACCTTTGATGGTTTCGTAGAGGGCATGAAGTGGCAGATAGATCGCTACACGGCTGATCTAACACTAGTTTGCTCGGCTTTGTCCGAGACATACCCACATAAAGTATGGCTGCAAATCGCGCCAACGGTTACTTGGGCAAGTTATACTCCAAGTACGGAAGAATGGATGGATCTATAATGGCTGGTACTACTACCTATTTTGGGATTACTTATCCCACTAGCACTGACTATGTCAAGGATGGCGCAGTTGCTATTCAGACTGTCGCCACTGGCTTTGATAGCGCGGTAGCAATACCAAGTTACAATGCCCAGACTGGTACAACTTACACATTTGCTTTGACTGATGTTGGCAAGACCGTTACGGCCAACAATGCAAGCGCACAAACTTACACCATTCCGCCAACTGCATCAGTAGCATGGCCGACAAACACAACTTTGAACGTAGTCAATCTTGGTGCAGGCACTGTGACTATTGCCGCAGGTGCAGGCGTTACAGTGACAAACGCAAGTTCAACTCTTTCGCAGTACCAAAGCGCGGCACTTGTGCGAACAGGATTGAACGCTTGGACTGTAATCCCTTTTGCAGGTGGGGTTGCTCCTTTAACTGATAGTGCTGTTTCAGGCACTACGGGCAGCCCCACAACTAACACCTACACTGACGGCGGCATCAATTACAAGAGTTACTCATTCACGGGTTCTGGCTCAATAACCTTTTCCAAGGGTGGATTTGTTGACATGCTTTTGATTGCTGGCGGCGGCGGTGGCGGAACAAGTGTCGCAGGCTCACAGAATTATTCAGGCGGCGGCGGTGCTGGTGGTTATGTCGCCGCATCTAGTGTGTATTGGCCTAGTGGTGCTTTGACGATTACAGTACCTGCTGGCGGTGCAAGTAATACATCGGGAAGCAATCTTATTTTAGGAAATTTTTACATCCTTGGCGGCGGTAACGGCAGCGGTATTACTAGCGGTTGGTTTCCAGCTGGAAACGGCGGTTCGGGCGGCGGCGGTTCAGAGGGAGTTGAAACTGCTGGAACAGGACTTACAAACTTAGGTTTTGCAGGTGGCAATGGTGCTGCCGCATTAAACTCTGGCGGTGGCGGTGGCGGCTCAAGTGCAGTAGGAGCAGCTGGAACTTTACAAGTTGGCGGTAATGGCGGAGCAGGTACAAGCTCATCTATTACTGGTACGGCAACTACACGCGCAGGCGGCGGCGGCGGATCAAGCGGCACACCGGGATCTGGCGGTTCAGGCGGCGGAGGTGCTGGCTCTAATGGTGGAACTGGCACAGCAGGTACAGCAAATACTGGCTCTGGCGGCGGTTCAGGTAATACTGGCGGCGCAGGCGGTTCAGGTCTAATAGTGATAAGGGTGCGAGCATAATGGCACATTTTGCAAAAATAGAAAACGGAATTGTAACCGAAGTAATTGTTGTCAATAATGAAACACTTGGCGATTTAGACTTTCCAGAAAGTGAAGCAGTAGGTCAAGAGTTTATTGCATCACTTGGATTAAACGGCACTTGGAAGCAAACAAGTTACAACGCTAACTTTCGCGGCAAATATGCAGGCTTGGGCGATAAATGGACAGGTCAGAATTTTAAGGCCGCAGAAATAGTACAGGTTTCAAATGTCATTACCGATTAAAAATGGCAAGATAACAACTCCTTTTGGCAAGCCCGGCAAAATGTGGAAAGCCACTGGTTACCACACGGGCTGTGATTTTGCGGTACCGATCGGCACACCAGTATTGGCAGTAGCTGACGGCAAGATCGAAAACGCTAATTGGGGCAAGTCCTATGGCAACCAAGTAGTGCAAAAAGTTGAGGGGGGCTGGGTAATCTATGCACACCTAAACGCAGTACGAGTCAAACCAGGCGCAACAGTTACCAAAGGTCAGATCGTTGGTGAGTCGGGCAATTCCGGGAACTCATCTGGACCCCATTTACATTTTGAGCAGAGAACCGCAGCTCGCTGGAGTAACGGCGAAGCAATAGATCCGAAAGCGATACTTGAATCATGAACAAAACCAAAAACATTTTGCTACGCATGGTCGCAGTCTTTGCAGCTTCTAGCCTGTCAGTCGTAGGCGCATCAGCCGTTGCAGGTGTAGAGCCAGCCAAAGCAATCATTATTGCTGGTATTGGTGGCGTGGCCGTAGTAATCGAGGGACTGGCCCGAGCATTTCTAAAGGATGGCAGCCTGGACGATGCCGAGATTAACGACATCTTCACCGATGCTAATAAGAAACTGGAAAAATGAGCCAACTTTGGAAAGTCGACAGCGGTAAGTCTAAGCAAACGATCCCACCAAAGGTTTGGACTTGGGTTGAATACCCAAAGGGAATCGCATACAAGGTCGACAAGGCTGGTCAATGGGAATGGATTACAATCCTGCGCGTGGAGTTTAGCAAGGGCGGCTCTGTATTGCGTGGCCGCTTTGGTCGCTACCCTGGAACTGACAAATTGGATGAAACTGGTCACGATGATAAAAACATCGGCGGCTGGGATGGCAAGACTTACCATCTGCACTGGTCACACACTATCGATTGTAATCCATCGATGCCGGTGGGCTTTTGGATTTGGCACGATTCAGCTGCGCCGATAGTCCTAGACGGTAGGCAGATCAAGGCCAAATTGGTCTGATGAATAAACCTTTGAGAGTGGCGTTAGTCGCTTTCATCGTAGGGCTCACGATGCTATTGCAACCGCCCAACGCATATGCTGAAGTGTCATTTACGACAGTTACTTGCGCGACTCCACAAGGTGAGCAAGTGACTCGACAGATTGGCTGGGATAACGCAAACCAGTATTTTGCCGATAAGGGGAACATACCCCAGCACTATTGTGAGGGTGGTTTCGCTGGCCCTTACACAATTTACATCGGTGACTCATTGCCCGTTGATAGCCCTTTAAGGTACTACGCAGGGATTCTGCCAACACCAGAACCATCACCAAGCCAAACCATGACCAGCGAGCCAACGCCACTGCCAAGTGCCGAGCCATCACCTACACCCACTCCCGAACCATCGATAGAACCCACGCCAGAGCCAACACAAATCCCACAGCCTTTGCCAAGTCCAACATCTAGCGAACCAGCCCTTGAGCCAGCAGTGCAACCAACGCAGCTGCCAGAGCCCACACCAGAACCGACACAAGCAGAATCACCAACGCCACAGCCAACGCCAGTTGTAGAAACACCCGAACCAACCGCCGAACCATTGCCCACTCCGATCCCGAGTCTTGAGCCAATACCGACTCCAAGCCTAGATCCGCAAGAGGTCACTTTGGAAGTACCGACACAGCTTATGGCGATCCCGGGCTTTGAGGAACTGGCTAAAAGCGTTGAGGCGATTATGAATATTGGCTCGGACATGACACCAGAACAACGTGAGGAATCTCAAGCCGTTGTTATTAGTGCAGTCCTAGTCAGTCAAATAGCAACAAGTATAAGGAGAATAAAATGAAATGGCTACGAAAGTATGTGTCAGCAATAACCGCTGATACATACACTTATGTGGGCCTACTCATTGCGTATTTCACCCTAGATGGATCAGCAAAAAAAGTCACAGGGTTACTGATTATCGTGGGGGTTGCAGTGTTTTTGGTAACACTGCCGCTACGCGATGACGACACGCCCGAGGAATAAGCCTGGCAAGATGTCAGGTATTGTCATACTATGTCACTAAGGAAAGAGGGCAGATGGAAAAGTATCTAACGGCCAAGGAAGCAGCTGACAAACTACGGGTGAGCGAACGCACACTTATCAGGTGGGAAAAGTCAGGGGCATTAAAGCCAAAGCGAATCGGCGGCGTTAAGCGATACAAAGCCAGCGAACTCGACAAATAGACAGGAAAACAGGGCATGGGATTACTTACTTTATTTGGGTTTGGGATTTTCTTTATCATCGGCGTACTTGTCGGAGTAGCCGTAGAGAATAATCATCAGCAAACAAAACGCCGTGAGGATTCAATCCGTTATTGGCGATGGGCTAACAACATTGACAACATCGAAACACAGATGGTCAAGGATGGGTGGAAACTCTAATGGCTGGCTTTGATTTGGAATCGTATACAACGGTTCAGGAGAGAATCCAAGAGTTTTATAAAACTTTTCCCCAAGGTTCATTGCAGTTTGAGTTTAAGGGAATACTAGATGGCTCACCTTTGATGATGTGGGGCATCGCTTACGCTTATCGCACACCTGATGATGAACGCCCCGGCATCGGCACAGCTGCCGAACTGATCGAGGGCAAAACCCCATACACAAGAGGTAGTGAACTCCAAAACCTAGAAACATCAGCGTGGGGGCGTTGCCTAGCGGCGTTAGGACTTGGGCTATCCAAAGGAATTGCATCTAAGCAAGAGGTGCAAGCAGCTAAGGATCGTCAAGCACCTGGGCCAGCAAAGCCAAAAGAGGTTGACCCTTGGGCGATAGCCGATGAGCCTGATTTGAGCGTGCCACAATGCGCTCACGGTGACATGAGGCGTAAGACTGGCTTAAAGAAAGATGGCACACCTTACGCTGGTTATGTCTGCAAGATAGGTGCAGACGGTCAGCGTTGCGAGGCAATCTGGGATCGATCATGATTTGCGAGCATGGTGCAGATGCGCCCAAGTATTGTGCAATCTGTCGACATCAAGGAATCATGGGTAAGTCCGAGGGAATTACCCTAGCCAAAGACTCACAGCTGAACTGGCACAACGAAGCCGTGATCTGCATACGCCAGATGGCTCGAACGGGTAAACCCTTTACCGCCGAGGATGTGGTCAACGAGATCGGTGCACCAGGGGGATCAGGCAAAGTCATTGGGGCAGCCTTTAATACAGTTGCACGATCTGGCATGATCTGGCGATGTGGGGAACGCCCGGCAGATCGTAAGTCGAGCCATCGCAGAATGTTGGCGGTGTGGCGCGGTGGACAGGTACAGGAGCAGACGAGGTTCTTTGATGGGAACTGATGCTGACATCATGCGCTGTGGATGCGGTGGATGGTTATACATAGGCAAGCCGTGTGGTTTTTGCGAAAAATGGCAAAATCGTGGATGAGATTGAAAGGGTATTGGAAAACATTATGAAAGATCCATTAGGACCTGATGCAGTTTGGGCAAGCATTGAACGCAAGATACACGGCCACTATCTAGCAGCTCAAAACCTGCCAGCATCATGTCCACAATGCGCCAAGATACTTGAGCCAGTTGACTTTGGTGTTGATCCAGACAGTAACGAGAGATTATGGGTCACGCATTGTTGCGGTAATTGGGACAAGTATTTAGAGGTATTAGGCCCAAAGGATTTGATCTAAAAAGTAAACGACACGCGGATGCCAAGAAACAACCGCGTGTCGCTCAATCCGATGCTAGCATCGTAAGCCTCATCGCTCTAGTCAAGAGTATAACTGATGTCCGACTAATCACTCGGATAAACCGCCGTTTGAGGGCGTATCTTGGCATGGAGATAAACCATGCAAAACCCTACAAATACATCAGGGTGAGGCTCATGAGCAGCTGCCAAAACGAATTGCCTGGCAGTGATCGACCAATGCAGTGAGCCACATGGCGCGATTGTCGAAAGACCCATAACCAGTACCGCTTCCACATACGGTGAGGATGGCAGATCCAATGCCATTCCCTGCCCACTAGCCAAACCGGTGAGAATGACTAGAAAAGTATTAGCATTACAACATGA